CTTAAGTATAATTACAGGTACTTACATAGGTATCTATATCGGTACTTAAGGTATTTTTTTATTTTTTTAGACTATAGGTACTTGCATAGGTACTAATAATAGTATATAATATACATATGAATAATTTAGAAGAAGGTTATCTGGAATCCTTTATAAATCTTAAAGGATTACTCTCCCAAAAGGTATATCAAGAGTCACAGACAGACTTTCTGACGTTTGTCAGACTGATGGCTCCTTCTCTGGTATCTAATTTCAAGATGGGTAGCCATATAAAACTAATATCCAATAAATTAAAGGAACTTGAAGAAGGTACAGTCAAGAGATTGATGGTCTTTCTTCCTCCAAGATCCTCTAAATCCGTAATATGTTCAAAGCTGTTCCCTGCATGGTACATAGGTAGAAATCCTGCTCATGAAATATTAACTGTATCTCACAGTGATCAGTTATCTTCTGACTTTGGCAGGTCAGTCAGGGATATAGTCAACACAGAAGACTTTGTAAAGATCTTTAGTGGAGTACAGTTAAGGAGTGATGTCAGGGCAGCAGGTAAATGGAAGACAAACCAAGGTGGTACTTACTATGCTGCTGGTGTAAGGTCACAGATAGCAGGTCGTGGAGCGCATATAGCCATACTTGATGACGTAATGTCAGAGGAAGATGCTTTCTCAGATGCAGGTAGACGATATATAAAGGAATGGTATCCAGCAGGGCTTAGAACACGTATTATGCCTAATGGAGCTATTGTCATTATCAATACAAGATTTCATTATGATGATCTGTGTGGATGGCTTCTCAAGCAACAGGAAGATATGAGTGAGTACGAGACAATACCTTGGGAAGTTATAAAGATCCCGGCATGGCTGGACGAGGAAGCTTCAGAATTACTGGATCTTCCCCAAGGAGGTAGCTACTTTCCTGAGTGGAAACCTGATCATATACTACAGATAGATGAGAACGAGATCAAGGCAAGTAATGGAAGCCGATACTGGAACTCTCTCTATATGCAAGATCCTACTCCAGAAGAGGGAGGATTAATAAAAAAGAAATGGATACAGTACTGGGAAGAAGATGAGCCTCCAGCCTGTGATTTTATCATACAGACTTTCGATACGGCTTTCTCCACCAGAACTACGGCAGACTATAGTGTTATCCAGACATGGGGTATATTCTACCTCTACGATCAGGATGAGAAGGGAATGGAAACCTATGCTCCACAGCTAATTCTATTAGGAAATATAAAGGGACGGTTTGAGTATCCCGAACTCAGAAAACTGGCGCAGAAGCTATATAACCAGCACAGGCCAGATGTGTGTATGGTAGAGAAGAAGGCAAGTGGTCAGTCCCTGATACAGGACATGAGAAGGGCGGGACTCCCGGTAATGGAGTATCTTCCTGACAGGGACAAGGTTGCAAGGGTCTATGCGGCTTCTCCCATCATGGAAGCAGGAAGGATGTGGATACCCAAGGGAAAGAAGTGGTCAGACGATCTGGTAGAGGAATTGATCAGGTTTCCCAATGCTGCCCATGATGATCAGGTGGATGCCCTGACAATGGCTGTTCACTATATGAAAGAGTCTTGGCACATCACTCATCCTGACGATCCTGAATTTGAGGATGAGCCTAGAGAGGAAAAGAGTACCTACTGGACTTTCTGATTTGGAGAAACAGGTCCAGTATGTTATAATGAAATAGGGGTTAAAAGAGGAATTATTATGAACAAATCTAAATATTTTGATATGGCTGGCGATATAGCTGCTTCCAAACTTATGCCCAGACCAGAGGTACAGGTTACTATCTCTATGCAAAGAGGTGGTGGTCTTAATGAAAAACCTATATCCAGTGCCTATGGCAGACCTATCCCCAGATTTGTCTATAGAGATAAAGGTGGTGGTCTTATTCAGTTAGCTGAAGGAAGTACACGGTGGAATCCTTATGCAAAAGAATACAATGTAGAAGAGATGTCTGATAAAAAACTTGCTGATAAATTAGCTATAGAAGATATCTTACGTTCTGGCATCCCTGATGAAGATCTTAGCAAATCTGGTCTTATACGAATAAGGACAAGACCGTGGGCTTTGGATCAAGGAGAGGAATTTGAGAAGCGTAAAGGAGGAGATAAGGAAGCACATATACGAAAACTTTATTATTTATCTTTAAAGCGCTTATTAGATAAAGTAAAACAAAATGCAGATAAAACTGAAACTTCTCCCTCTTATGAAAGGATGGAGAGATTAGTAGATAAAGGAATGACTGAAACTTTTCCAGAAGAATATGCTGAACCCATAGCCCCTGAATATATGGGTGAATATAAAATGCGTTTAGAACCCGGAGATACTCAGGATTTTAAAGATGCGTATTTAGGAGGTGGATATCCCGGTCCATCCTTTGTTCCTAATAAAGAACAAACCGCACCAGTTTTTGAATCTTCTTCTGTTGAAGAAATAGAAGATAAAGTTCAATCAGCACCTCCTAAAGAGTTTTCTTCAGAGAAAATCATAAGCGATCTCTATGGTCCTGAAACTCAAGCTAAAAATAAAGGTGGTGGTCTTTCCAATCTTAAGAAATCCATCAAGATAAACGGACAGCCTCACAGTCTTGCATGGATCAGGCCAGATGAAGCTTCTGCTCTGAAGGCTATGGGTGGTAGTGGTAAGAAGGTAGAGGGTATTCCTGCTTATTTCGATGACTATAGTTGGGGCGCAGAAGTATCTGAAGGAGATCCTGATGTAGGAGCTTCTTGGAGTTCTGATTTAGGAGATCCTTATACTTATGGTGCATCTACAGATCCAACTCAAGATCCCGGTGCTAGAGGAGGACAAAGCTTTGCAGATGAGAATGTATATGATACTACTACTCCTGCTGATACTACCACAAGTAGGACTGTTGGAGATGATTATGGTGCTTTTGGAGAGACAAAAGAAGATTGGAAAGACTATGATTTTCCTGATGAGGCATGGCTTGACGAAAAATCAAATATTAAGGGCGGATTTCTAGGACTCTTTGGAGATTACATAACTAACAGGGAAGCTCTAAGAGGAGCGAGAAAGGTAGGTTACGACAACTGGAGAGCTACAGTAGGACAGTATTCCAGAGATCCCGGCAAGGATTATGATAAATGGTTTGCTGGTCAAGATAAGGATGCATTACTGGAAGGTTATGCAATTGGAGATCCGTTTGGAAAGGCTATGGAATTTAAAATGAGGGAAGTAAACGAACAGTTACAGGATAAGTTTAAAAAAGAAAAAGAAAAACTTAAGGACGATGATTCTGAACTCTCAAAAGAAGAGCTTCAGGAAGCTGTTAAAGGTATTGAAGGTCTTAAAGGCTTTACTCCCTATAGTGGAATAGATTATCCTATCTGGGCTCCCGGTGGTGCGGCTGTAGGATTAATGAATTTATTATCTTCCACAGTAATAGGAACAGGTACTGTAAACGGTATAGGAGTACATGTTCATAAAGATGGTTCTGTTACAGCTATTTCTCCTGAAGATTCTCCCGGTTTCACATCAGGGGAAGACACTGGAAATGTAGTTGAAGATAGACGTAGGCGTAGACCTGTAAGAGAAGTAGCTTCTGTTTCTGAAACAGTAGAAGAAGATGTCGCTCCTGCAAAAGGAACAATGAAAGAATTAGTATCTAGGCGTGGTCCTGCTGCTACCAGAGCAGAAGGACTTGCCAGCTTAAAAAAAGGTGTATTAGCTAAAGCGTATCCCGGTAGAGATTTTAATATAGGATAGAACATGGCTATAGAAAAAAATCCATATGAGACAATACCAGAAGAAGTACCTAATGTAGTTCCTATGGCTCCAGTAGAAGAAACAGAACTTGACGCTACCTTTGAAGTAGAAGAAGATGGTGGAGTAACTGTAGACTTTGCCAGTGAAGAAGATATAGTCATGAAACCTTCAGAATCTATTTCTGAATGGTATGGAGATCTTTGTGATACTCTGGAAGAAGCTACACTATTTGATATATCAACAGATGTTATAGACAACTATCAGGCAGACAAGGATTCCAGAGCAGAATGGGAGTCCATGTTTGAAAGAGGTTTTGATCTACTGGGACTCAAGCTTGAACCGGGATCGGAACCTTTTGATGGTGCATGTACAGCAGTACATCCTCTCCTGATCGAATCAGCAGTCAAGTTTCAGTCCAAGGCTTCAGGAGAACTCTTTCCCAGCAATGGTCCTGTAAAGGCAAACATACTTGGCAAGATAACTCCTGAGAAGGAGACACAGGCTAATCGTGTTCAGAACTTCATGAACTATCAGCTTACTGAACAGATGCCTGAATACTTTGATGAATTTGAAAGAATGCTTTTCCATCTCCCCTTGATAGGATCGGCATTTAAAAAGATATACTATAGTTCTACACTTAAACGTCCTGTCTCTGAATTTATTCCCATTGATCAGTTTTATGTCTCTTACTATGCAACTGATCTTAGGAATGCAGACAGGTACACTCATGTAATTTATAGAAGTCCTGTAGAACTTGAGAAAGATGTTCTGGCTGGTGTATATAAGGATATTGATCTACCTCAACCTAATCAATCCAGTGTCACAGCTTTCACACAGAAGATGGATACTATTCTGGGATTAACTCCCTCTTCTGATAAAGATCCTCAATATGTATTACTTGAACAACACTGTTATCTCGATATTGAAGACAAGGATCAGTCACTTCCCTATATCGTAACAGTGGAAGAACAAAGCCGACAGGTAATGAGTATTCGTAGGAATTATGAACCTGATGATTCAAATATGGAAAAACGTAGTCACTTTGTACACTACAGGTTTGTTCCGGGTTTTGGTTTCTATGGATTGGGCCTGATACACTTCCTTGGCAATCTTACCATGAGTGCAACTGCTGCAATGAGATCCCTGATTGATGCAGGTCAGTTTGCAAATTTGCCCGGAGGTTTCAAGGCCAAGGGACTTAGAATTGTTGGTGACAATGATCCTATCTCCCCCGGTGAGTTCAAGGAGGTTGAAGCAACTGGAATGGATCTTGCAAAGGCTATTATTCCTCTCCCCTA